GCACATTGGGTAATTTATCGGTAACCGGAAATGTCACAGCCGGTAATGTTTCAACTTCAGGTAATGTAACTGCAGCATACTTTGTTACTACAGGTGGATTTGGTAACATCAGTCAAGTTGATACTATTACTGCTAACACTGTGAACTCTACAAGTAGTATCAGAGTCAGTGGTAATATTGCGGTCAACGGTCCAGCGTTTGGTGCCTACGCAAACACCGCTGTTCAAACTATAACAACAGGCACCCAACAAAAAGTTCAGTTTCAAGTTGAGGAATACGATACAAATAGTAATTTTGCTAATTCACGATTTACTCCAACAGCATCTGGTATCTATCAGTTTAATGCTGAGGTTCGCTTTGATGGGTCATATGGTACAGGTGAAAGTATGATTGTGCTATATAAAAACGGAGTTGAACATAAACGCGGTTGGAATGCTTCTGGTGTAAACTGGGCATCAACTTTAGGAGCAATGACTATAAGCACTCAAGCAATGGCTAACGGAACAGGTGACTATTTTGAGATTTATGTTCAGCAGACTAGCGGAGGCAATCTATCTATTACCGCTGTAAATAACCCTGCTATAACTTGGTTTAACGGCTGTATGCTTAGAGGTCTGTAATGACTACAATATCTAGTGGAGTTCAATTTGGTGGTGGGGTATTATTAAGCCCGGTTGTTAACGTCTTGTATGAGTTTACAGCCTTTACATTCCAAACTGCTAACACTATAGGTAATATTGGTCCTACTATAGGCAACTGCTATAGTTTTTACAGCAACACAGGTAATACGTGGTTACAGAGTACTGAGTACTTTGATGTACCAACTACCTGGCGAGGATATCAAGTATGGACGGTACCACAGACCGCTAGTTATCGAATCACTGCCGCAGGTAGTCGCAGTGGAATAATTACAGCGTTTTCTGGCAACGCAACTTTTGCTAATGCTCATGGACGTGGTGCTGTAGTACAGGGTATATTTAATCTTACCCAAGGACAAAAACTTACCTTATTAGTAGGACAACCCAGTGCTAATACCCAACAGCCTAGCACTTATAGTTCGCCTGGCGGCGGAGGTGGCACATTTGTAGCCTTAGGTAATGTAGCTAGTATAGGATTTGCTAACGTTGCTCCGTTAATAGTAGCCGGCGGCGGTGGAGCACCTGGTGCGTGGACTGGCAACACGTCAATATTCCCTGGTGGCTATGGTGTAACTACTCAGCGCGGCGGTAACAGTGCCGGTAATAGTGGTGCTACTATTACATCAAACCGTGTGGGTGCTCCGGGCGGCACAAACGGATTTGGCGGCAACACACATGTTAGCATAGGTGGCACAATCAGTGTCAACGGATATGACAGTGGCGGTGGTGGCGGATATTATGGCAATGGCCGCAGTTGGAATGGCACTACCTGGACTTTTAATACTGTTTCGGGATCATCTGGCTTTGGTGGAGCAGGCGGAAGTTTTGCTAATGGTGCTATAGGCGGCACATTTAGTAGTGCGACTTATCCTCCACCAAGTACCAGTAGTGGTGGCTTTGGTGGTGGTTCTGGTCCTGGACCTATTGTGGGCGGCGCTGGCGGCGGTTGGTCAGGCGGCGGTGGCGGCTTTGCCCTAGCAGGTACAGCAGTTGACTCAGGAGGCGGCGGTGGTAGTTACATTGACAGTAATGCTACCAGCGTATCAACCAGTGATGGACAGTACGATTTAAGCGGCACATTTAATGGTGCAAGTATTACTAACCTGGGCATCTATAACAATGCCGCAGGTTATATTAGTATAGTGAAAATATAATGAAGATCACCGGCGGACATTTTACATCAGGCGTACGACTTATTCAGTATGGTTCACCTCCAGAGATTGTAGACACTCCTGTATTCAATGCCACAAGTGAGAACAACTGGGCAGGTGTCACACGCACAGGTAGTCCTGTACAAACGGGAAACTATTTAGAGTTCACTGGCACAGAATATCTAACAACAGATACTATTGATACCACTACACTAACCAACAATGATTACACCTACGAATTTTGGGTACGCACCACAGGCAACAATAGTGGCGCATTGTTAACTAAAATTGGCGAGGGCGGTTACACAGTGAGTGCAGTTGAAATCAGTGCAACTACACTGGTGACTGGTTACTGGGCAGAAACGCAGTTATATTCAGAAATCACAACTCCCATAACAAGAGATGCGTGGCAACACTATGTGGTGACTTATACAACCAACGGACCACTAATAACATATTACAATGGGCAAATGGTAGACAACGGTACATTTCCTGAGGAAATCAGCCCAAGAGACTACAACATCACAAACATGTATTTTGATCTGTTTGCTTTCTCACCCACTAACTTTGGCAACGGTAACTCACTGACAGCAGACTTTGGCGAATTTAGACTATACACACGAGCTCTGTCAGACGCAGAAGTACTACAAAATTATAACGCCACTAATTCAAGATGGTCATAATCAACATAGACAATAAATACAATAATACTAAGGATTAAGTAAAATGGCAAGTAAAATACAAATTCGTCGAGATACAGCGGCAAATTGGACAGCAACTAACCCTACACTAGCACAAGGTGAGCCAGGCCTAGAAACCGACACCAACCTAGTAAAATACGGTGATGGCTCTACTGCTTGGGTAGACCTAGACTATGCTAGTGGCGGCAGTGGAATAACCAACGGTAACTTAGATGTTAGCCGCGAAGTACAGGGTTGGGCAACAACTTCATCCATTGTCGATAGCACTAGTGGACATATCTATCACGATGCTATGGTATTGCGCTCTGGTAATTTGTATCTTGCAGGCGGTTTTTATTCAAGTTTTGCCAATGATGACGATGGGTATAACAATGATGCAATGGTCATTAGTAAAATATCCACAACTGGTGAAGTCTTAGCCAGTAAGATTATTTGGGAATCTAACCAAGGTGATGCCTATGCTGGCGCTGTAACAGTTAATCCTACAACTGGTAATATTATAGTAGCCGGAGGACAATACGAAACTAATAGTTATAAAATCCATCGCCACGAAATTAACGCTAACTTAACTGCTATATCTAGCAGACAATATTCTTTCCTTGGTGACCCTGGGTCATATGTTGCTGACAGCGGGTTAATGCCAGATGACAGCACGGTTATAGTAGGCGGACATCAAAACGGTAACGCTATCATCTATAGCAATGTTCCAGTACACCCAGGCAGTTATACACATTATCTAGGCGTAAATATTGCCGCAACGTTTGGTTCTAACACCCTACCATCATTAAACAACGGTTGGAGCATCACTGGTAACGATGCAGGTAGCGGTACAACTATTACCAGCATTAACTTTTTCTCTGTTGATGAAAGCAGCAGTGACAGTGCTGATGGTTTTGGTTCCAATTGGGATATCACTTACACTCCACGCAGCAATGTTTACGTAGTCAGTGACTACTATGGTGGACAGGATTATCTTACAGGTGATGAGATAACAATCCATGGTAACGAACTTGGTGGTAACCTTACCACCAACGATCTAACCGTCACAGTGGGCAACGTTAACGGTAATGGTAGTATCTTAAGCTATACCTTATCTGGCTCAGCACAAACAGAATTAATTTGGTTTGAAGAAAACACAGGTATTGACTTTGGTGATACCGTTGGGCGCCAGTGGAACATACAACAAAGTACCAGCGACAACACTTGGGTAATCACCGACAATTGGGCACGTACCATCGGTGGTAGCGATTGGGATTATGCTCGGGCAGTGGCTACAGACACGGGCGGCAATGTGTACATAGCCATGGAGGCTTCTAGTGGTTTGGATTATCGTGAAAGTACTAGAGCCGGTGTAGTTAAACTAAATTCCAATGGTGTACATCAATGGACTAAGTTTATCGATTTTGGCCAATACAATAATCCACAAAGTATTGCTGTAGACTCTACTGGTAATGTTGTTGTGACAGCCAAAACCAACAATGATTATGGTGTCGTTGCTAAACTAAATCCCGCAACTGGTAATATGTACTGGAGAACAACCATTGGAACTGATGGCAACAGCACTGACCCGATGGGCTTTAACGATTTAACAAACCCAGTGTTTGACGCAACAGGCAATATTATTGTTGCCAGTGAGTTTGGTAGTTATATCAGCAACGATGACGATATATTAGTCATGTCATTTAGCAGTAACACAGGTGCTGTAAATTGGCAACGTGCTATTTCCTTTGGTAGTGATCAAACCCTTGCCTGGGACAGTGGACGTAGAGCACTAGCCTGCGACGGTACTAACTACTATCTAACATTCACTAACTATTCAGGTAACGATAGTTCAATAACTGTTAAATTACCAGTCGATGGAACAACTCCTGGTCTGCTATCGGGCGGACTAGTATATCAAGAACAAGATTGGATTACTAATACCGCAGTTAATATTACTTCAGTTAATGACGACGATGGGTACATTGAAGTGACTAGTATGTTGGTAACAACAACAACGCCAACAACCGCACTAGTAGATCTAATAGACCTTGGATATGTGTCAAATGTTACTGCCGCACTTGGTAAGGGAGCCACAGGATATGTTAAAGGTGTTACTAATTTAGAATTTGAAGATGGTACCAGCATATCTACTGCACCTTTGTCACAGGCCAGCGAGTTTGAAGGTGACAACTATGACACCATGCGTATTGAAATCTACAACGGTGGCAAGAACTTATATTGGAATGGCGACGACGATGTTGAGTGGTTTAACTCAGACAATGCTCCGGGTCGTCGACAAAACGGCTGGGAAGTAACTGGCGTAATCATTGAGTATCAACTTTATAATGACGAATACTACGGTACACAAATTGGCACAATTCATTGTAGTGGTTTCTACGATGAAGGTGGAGAGGCTACGCATACTGAACACTACACCGGTAATGACAACGACATGATGTATAATCAACCTTGGATTCTTGACGAGGCCAGTTACAATCAAGTTCGTTTGATGTATCGCGGCAAAGACGGTGAAAGTGCTGATGTTAAAATACAATGGACTGCTAGAGTGTTCTACGGTCAAGAAAATAACTGCTAATTAAGGAATAGAAAATGCCATTTAAGAGATACAACACAAGCAACGGCCAGGATTTTAGAACTAACTACGTAGGTAGAGACGGTGAACTAACCTGGGACAGTGATAACGGTCTACGCTTACACGATGGTAGTACAAGTGGCGGCAATCCAGTTGGCAGTGGCAGTCTTACTGCTGTAAATAACAATATAGAGGTTATAGTATCTGACACTAACCAAGGTGGCGTCAGTATCAGTCAAACTATTAATAATGGTAACGGGTCTAATTACTTCTCAACTGAACTACAATACGATCAATTTAGTATCGATGCCACCACTGGCTACCAATGGCGTTTTGAAGATACTGGCGAATTTAGAATTCCCGGCAATATCAATTCCTACGACAACGATATTAATATCATTGCCATGCACGCTGGTAGTAATGGTAATATTACTATAAAGACCGTCAGCAACACCAACGATGTACACTACAGTCAACTCCAACTAACACAAACTGGTATTGCTCTTACTGTTGATTTGAACAACACACAGGGCGGAAGGACATTTGAATTTAGCAACACTGGAGCACTAATATTACCGTCTTTAGATACCTACGATAATACAGGAGCTACAGTCACTGGTCCTACATTAAAGTTAGGCAACGACCCAGATATAGATCAAACTGTTATCACAGGACCTGCTCCAAATGGATCCTACCCTAATGCTCCAAAGATAATCATCCAAGGTCAACGAGGTTACGGAAACTCGGAGCAATCTGGTGGTTATCAAGGTGGTGATGTTTTAGTTTGGGCGGGTCGTGGCGGTGAAGGCAGTAACTATTCTGGAGTTGCGGGTAATGTTGACATTCGCGGCGCTACTGGCGGACTTAACGGCGGCAACATTCGTGTACGTAGTGGTAATGCTAATGGTGGTAATGGCAGTGTTGGTGGATTCTTAGAACTTGCTGCTGGTAATACTACCTACGATCTTGGTGCAGGTGGCAATGTAGACATTCGTGCAGGCTACGGCGTACAAAGCGGCACCGGCGGAGAAGTTAATATATATACTGCCTCTACTGGTTCAACATATGATAACACTTGGACATTTGGCAAAAACGGTACTACAACACTGCCGGGCGCTGTGATTCAAGGTACAGTTGCTAAGACAGTTGGTACTACACCGCTTTACCTAGGTGATTCAGGGTTTACAACTCCGCTTGTTGATGGCGATTATGGACCGTTTACATTAAGTGGTATTGTGTTTACTGTACAGGTACTCAGTGGCACACCGGGTTACACTATTACTAGTATTCCCGAAAACCCAAATTTTACTAGAACTCAAGTTATTGGTACTTTAGATTCTGATGATTTAGGTGGAGCGCCGGGAGAAACTAGAAATATCGATGTCTCAGAATTAGTACCAACAGTATTAGACCTAACTAAATCTATTAACAAACTAGCAGATGGTGGTTACTCACTGGCCAACGGAACTGAAGGGCAGATCATGCACCTCGTAAGACAAACTGGATCATCTGAAGGTAGTATAAGACTCACAGTTGGCAACGCTAGGGTAGATGGATCAACTTATACTAATTATTCTTTCGTTCCGTTTACAGCCGGCACAAGTCTTGATATAGCAATGATGATATTCACAGACGGTCGTTGGCAATCAGACAACGGATTATGGGGTTCTTAACGAATACCTTGATCTCGTAGTTTAACACAAGTATCGCACCATCCACAAGGTGCGATATTTTTTTCACTGTACACTGGACGTCGACAACTCCAAAACATATTACGCAGGCTTTCTGGCAGACTGTCATATATCTCACGCTTGGTCATATCTAACACAGGATAAATCTTTTCAACATCTGTAAATGCTGCTAGTATCCGGTCAGCACGCTTGCGTCTTTCTTCTAAACTGTGATTACTGTCATTGGCCTGCATACCCATAGCAACTTTTACTATATTAGGATTCACACTGCAAATATAGCCAGCAAAGAAGTTAATAGTGTCTGTGTCGTACATATACTGCCCATTGTAGGGCTGTGAACCTATTTCGCTTTCACTATAGACAAAACTGTAGCCCAATCGTTCAAGTTCTTTTAGAACTAAGGGTACTACAATAGCTTCTGCCTGATCTCTATGTTCTACATTACGATTGTGTATGTGATGAATGTGTAACTTATAGTCCTTGTACGTAGGATCTGTAAGTAACAGGTATATCATACCCAGGCTGTCTAAGCCGCCCGAGTACATGGCTAAGATTATTTGTTCCATATATAAAATGTATAAACTTTGTTGATTGTATGTTCTTCTGGCGTAGGGGTTAGCTCGTCTGCTCTAGGGTAATAACAAGCATACTTTGTAGGCCAGTTGGGATTAAGAAAAGCACGTGCAACTAATCTATCACAGTAGGGCAAAACTGTCTTCAACAACTGCTCGCAATATTCTTGACCAAATGCTAGTGCGCCATCCACGATAACTGTGTCCCAATGAGAATCTAAACTAAACCAGTCCTTGTTTTTAATCTTAGCATCATCGTACTTAGGTTCTAAGTCCCACGCTTCTGTACACAACGGTAATAGCAATCGAGTACTGCCTAACAGCAATACTCGACCTTGACAATAGCTAGCAAACACCTTATAATCATCTTGATTAGGTGCCGCTGGCCAAGTTAAATTAATCCAGTAGTCTCGATCTGCGTGTATATCCATGTGTTTTATTTATAGTGACGTATGCTAGCCCTATAAATATCTGTATGATTACCCATAGACCCTCTAATACCCGTGCTCATCGAGATGATGGTTGGATAGAAACCCACAGAACATTCAGTAACAACAGTTATTTAGATTTTCGTTATATGCAGTACAGTGATCTACAGGTTATCAACGATGATCGTGTTCAGCCCAACAATCATGTTCCACGCCACTTACATCAAAACATGGAAATCTTTGGCTATGTAATTGAAGGAAAATGTCGACATGTAGACAACCTAGGCAACGACTTTGATGTAGCCGCTGGTAGTGTACAGCGCATGAGCAATGGCACGGGCATTTGGCACACAGAAGGCAATGCCAGCGATGTTCCTAATCGTTACATACAGATTTGGATTGACACCGCAGTAAAAGATACTGAACCCAACTACAGTAACTATACCTTTACTGAACAGGATCGTGATAACAAATTCTTTGACGTAACCAGTGTACTACCTATACACCAAGATGCCAAGTTCTACAGTGGAATTTTTACTGAAGACTATGAATTTACACTTAATCCACAGCGTAGATACTACCTTTATATAGTCAGCGGTACTGCTACAATTAACGGGCAAGCTAGTATAGAAGGCGATGGCTACGCATTTAGGCAAGAAACACAGCTTACTATCGCACCTACAGCTAAATCTGAAATAATATTATTTGACTTACGCTAAGATTTAGTATATAATAACTATATGCTGAACATCATCTCTGATTTCATTAAAAGTATTTTACCTGCAAAGCGTAAAACAACTCCCAGCGGTTGGATTAGCTTTAATGCACCTTGCTGTATACACAACGGTGACTCAGCAGATACTAGAGGTCGTGGTGGCTTAACTGCTAACGCAGATGGTAGTGTATCATATCACTGTTTTAACTGTAACTTCAAAGCATCATATCAACCAGGTAGGCACTTAACATTTAAGTTTCGTAAACTATTATCCTGGATGGGCGCAGGTGATAGCGATGTTAAACGCTTAGTAATCGAAGCTATTCGTATCAAAGACCTAGTAGCACCAGAACAGGTAAAAGAACCAGAAGAAAAGATTGAGTTTAAAGTTCGTGAGTTACCCAAAGATGCGTTAAGTTTCCAACAACTACTTACACATCACATATTAGATGACTTTAATAATGTTCCTACACTGCTAAATTCGGCAGTTGACTACATTAAAGCACGTAAGATTGATCATACCAAGTATGACTTTTATTGGACTGACAGTACAGAGCACAGTCTACATCAACGTGTGATCATTCCTATGATTTGGGAAGGTAACACCATTGGGTATACTAGTCGTGCATTTACTGATGGAGTTAAACCCAAGTACTACAGTCACTATGAACCTAACTTTGTGTTTAACACTAACAATCAAAAACGCGACAGTAAGTTTGTTATTGTCTGTGAAGGACCGTTTGATGCTATGGCCATAGATGGTGTAGCGGTACTGGGCAATGAAGTTGCAGAACAACAAGCAGACATTATTGACGCACTGGGACGTGAAGTTATAGTAGTCGCCGACGCAGATAAAAGTGGTGTTAAACTTGTTGATGCGGCTGTTAAATATGGTTGGAGTGTTAGCTTTCCGGTTTGGCAAGAAGACGCCGACTGTAAAGACATCAGTGACGCAGTAATTAAGTATGGTAAACTGTTTGTGCTTAAAACTATCATTGATGCTAAAGAATCAAGCAAATTAAAAATTGAATTACTACGCAAGAGACGATATGCTTAATCAAATTACCGGATTTCATATCGAACCAACAAACATGTGTACATTAAAATGTCCACGCTGCGCACGTACGAAATTTATCGAGCAATTTCCATCACAGTGGACTAATAAAAATTTAAATTTAGCAGATTTAAAACAATTCTTAGACATTGATCTGACAGATAAAGATATATCTCTTTGTGGAAACTACGGTGATCCGATATATTATCCGCAGATATTTGAGATGATCGAATATTTTAAAAGTGCTGGTGCAAATATTATACTATCTACAAATGGCAGTTATAAATCATGGGATTGGTGGCGGCAGCTAGCTGACTTGCTAGATTATAAAGATACTGTAATATATGGAATAGATGGCATACCTGAAAATTTTACCCAATACAGAATTAATGCTGATTGGCCTTCTATTAAACTTGGCATAGAGATATTAACAAAAACTAACATTAATACAGTGTGGCAATATATACCTTTTTCATTTAATGAAGATACCATTGACCAAGCTCGAACATTAGCTCAAACTTTGGGCTTTGATGAATTTTTAATATTACCCAGTGATCGATGGGACGAAAATGATACTTTACAATCGGCTAATTATACTGGAGATAGAACTACAGCGATAGTTAATTGGAAAACTAATTTAGATCGCACAAGTGAAATTGATCCTAAATGTAAAACATTAAATAATCAACATTACATATCAGCTGATGGATATTATATGCCCTGTTGTTTTGTTGGAGATCATAGATTCTACTACAAGAGTGAATTTTATAAAAACCGATCGCAATACAATATAAGTAATACTACCATTAGTAAAATACTAGCATCAAATCAATCAAAAGACTTTTATAATACTTTAGAAGATGCTAAACTTAATTATTGTACTTTTAACTGTCCAAAACTATGAGCAAAGAATATTCAGCAGACCTACAAAGGTTATTTTTAGAAATGATGTTACAAGACCCGCAGAGTTATGTGCGGGTGCAGAACATTTATAATCCCGAAAACTTTGATAGAAGTTTACGTGAAGCTGCTAAATTTATTAAACAGCACAGTGACGAATATAGAACATTGCCTACTATTGATCAAGTACAGGCGGTGACTACAGTTACACTTAAAAATGTACCTGACTTAACAGAAGATCACTACAGTTGGTTTATGACAGAGTTTGAGGGCTTTACTAAACGTAATGAACTTGAACGTGCAATTCTTGCGGCAGCTGATATGTTAGAAAAGGGTGAGTATGATCCAGTTGAAAAACTAATTAAAGATGCTGTACAAATATCTCTTACTAAAGACATGGGTACAGAATACTTTGAAGACCCTAGAGCTCGTATTGACAAATACTTTAACAGTGGCGGACAGGTAAGTACTGGCTGGCCACAAATGGATAAGATACTTTACGGTGGCTTTAGTCGAGGCGAACTTAACATCTTTGCTGGCGGTTCCGGTTCGGGTAAATCTTTGGTTATGATGAACATTGCACTTAGCTGGTTGCAAGCAGGTCTGAGCGGTGTGTATGTAACATTAGAGTTGAGTGAAGAACTATGCTCGTTACGTACAGATGCTATGCTTACTGGCATGAGTACAAAAGACATTAGAAAAGATATTGAAACAACTGAACTTAAAGTTAAGATGGTGGGTAAAAAGTCTGGACAATATCGTGTTAAAGGATTCCCTGCACAGAGTAATGTCAATGACATACGTAGTTACTTAAAAGAAGTGCAGATTCAAACTGGTATTAAAGTTGACTTTGTTATGGTAGATTATTTAGATTTAGTAATGCCCGTATCAATTAAAGTTAATCCAAATGACCAGTTTATCAAAGACAAGTATGTAGCAGAAGAACTGCGTAACTTGGCCAAAGAACTTAATGTATTGCTGGTAACAGCAAGTCAGTTGAATCGTAGTGCAGTAGAAGAAATTGAATTTGATCATAGTCATATTGCTGGTGGTATTAGTAAGATTAACACAGCAGATAATGTGTTTGGTATCTTTACAAGTCGTGCTATGAAAGAACGTGGTCGTTATCAGTTACAATGTATGAAGTCGCGTAGTAGTACTGGTGTAGGGCACAAAGTAGATTTAACTTATAATATTGAAACTATGCGTATCACAGACGAGGGCGAAGAAGCCGCAGGTGATAGCAATGGTGCTAGTCGCAATATTAATAATGTCTTAAACAATATTAAATCTAGTAGTACAGTCAATAAAGACACTGGTGAAATTACAAACATGCCAAAGATTAATGCCACAGTTGACAGTAGCAAACTTAAAAGTATGCTGGCTGGCCTGAAGAATAGTGGCGAATGAATCTAGTTTGTTTTTCAAATAACACTGGCGGCGGCGTCCTGTGTGATTTATTAAATAATAAAACTCCCAGTATGGATGGTTATAAATGTACTGGTGCAGAACATTCTTTATTAAAGATAACTGATAGCCCGACAATTTCACGTACTGTAGATGAACCTTCATGGAATCGTAGACTGACTCAGCTATTATCTCGCACTAATCAGAATCGATGGATAGGAACTCATTATCATCCTAGTGCAATTTCCTTAGCGCCATTTGAAACTGTTATTGCCATTACCACTGAATCTCGTGAAAGTAAACTATATAGATGGTTGAGATATTATAACGGATGGTTTAAGATAGCCGAATCTGGTTGGCAAGAAACATCTAACCTAGACCAAATTGACAAAGTTCGTTGCCTAGCAAAAAATGTATTTGAAACATTTGAATCACATCCACAATGCACTAATGTTGAATTTGCTGACATAGTGTCAGGCGAATTTATTTCCAAACATAACCTAAATAAAGAACATTTTGCTATCTGGCAACAAAACAATCCGTGGCTGTATAGTGATAGTAATACTTGGGCTGTTGATAGATTTAATGAAGCTGAATACGAAATAATCAACCAAACTCCTTTCAAATATCTTTAATAAATACATAACAACGATACATTAAGGATCGATTTTGCAGAAGAATACAAAAAATATACTTTTTGAACTTGATCAACTGCTTAGGCACAAGGATAAAGCAAATCTGATTGAAAGCAGAGCTAATAACATCATTAATGGTGCTATTAACCTGATTAATCACATCCGTGAAAACTATGATGCCGAACAGGCCGGCGAACTAGAGCGTCGTCTACTTAATGCAATCAAAGGTCAAGACCCAGCAAAATTTAGCCGCGGTATCAGGAAATTAAAAGATGAAGATTAATGAAATATTGGTGGAAGGCCCTTTAGGAACAATTGGTGGGATTGCAGGTTCAGTCGCTAAAGGTATTGGCAAGGGTGTAGTTGATGCAGTGGCACCAGACGCAGTAAATAAACTCAAAGGCGCTAAGTATGCGTACGATAATCGAGTAAAATCAAGTACCGGTGCCGAACTCGATGCTAACAAAGCTGATACAGCTACAGCAGCCTCTAATGCATCGGCTTCTAAGATGCAACGTGCCAATGATGCGGCAAACTCAGCACATACCGCTGCAAAACGACAAAGATTTATTGCTGTAATAAAACAACAAGCAGATCGTCAAGGATCTATATCAATGACTGATATAGGAAAACAAATTCCAAAACAAGGCGAATATGCAGACCCAATAAGACGTAGAGAAGCAATTAAAAATGTTGCACAAGAGTTACAGCAACAAGGCGTAACAGTAACAGCAGCAACTACTACACCTCAAACAACGCCTGCAACCGATGAGCCATACAGCATAGGGGGGCAACAATTAGATCCTACTAAGCCTGGTGACAAAGCGATCATTGATAAACTTAAAACTGCACAAGCATCTAAACCTAAAACTGCACCAGCAAGTAAACCCGCCCAATCAACTAAAACTGCACCAGTAAGTAAACCTGCCACTGCACAGCCCGCAGCGGGAAAATTTGATTGGGATGAAGAAACCCATACTACAGATGCAACTACACCAGCACCAGCCGGTTGGGTGAAGCTTAAAATTCCACCATCAATTCAACCTGGCAACGAATCCCCATATCGCTTAGTACATCGTAAATATGCTCAAGATTGGCTAGCCAACGGCTGGATATTAGCATAATGAAATTATTCGAAATAAAGAAACAAACACCGCAATGGTTACTTGCTGAAGCCGTAGGAGCAAAAGCAGTAAACCCGCATTTGGAACACTTAGAAGATTTAATCTTTAACAGTGGCTATGCAGGTGCACTTGCGGCATTAGATTACGTAGAAAGTCTGCGTGTGATGTTAGCAGAAGGTACAGGAACAACCACACAACTTACAGTTAAATGGGATGGTGCACCAGCAATTATCTGCGGCATTGACCCAAGTGATAGTAAGTTTTTTATTGGTACTAAATCAGTATTTGCTAAAGGTGAGCCAAAACGTTGCAAAACTGCAGCAGACATTGACAAATGGTATAGCGCACAACCAGAGCTTGCAGTTAAACTAACAGCATCATTGAAATATCTTTCAAAACTTGGCATTGGTGGTGTAGTGCAAGGCGACCTAATGTTTACAGAAGGTGATGTAACCACTGTGTCTATTAACAACGAAGATTGTTATGTGTTCACACCCAACACAATTACCTACGCTGTACCAGTTAACAGCAACTTAGGACAACGTATTGCTCGAGCTAAACTTGGTATTATATTCCACACTAGCTACGAAGGTGATTCATTAGATGCAATGACAGCAAACTACGGTGTAAACGTAAGTGGATTAACACCAACAGCAGACGTATGGTTTGATGACGCAACATATAAAGATTATACCGGCATTGCAAGTTTAACACCTAGTGAAAATGTCAAAATACAAAAACAAATTGCCGCCGCACAAGCAACAATAGAAAAGATTGGGCAAGCCCGTTTTGATATTATATTAAACAACAAAGACTTTGCACGTAGCATCAAGCCATTCATTAATCAAATGGTTAGACAAGGTGAGCAAGTGGGAGAACCTATGCAGTTCTTGCAAAAGTTTGTTGATTACTACAACAGCGAGTTAATGAAAGACATTGAAAACTTATCGGGTGGTATTGCTGGACGTGCGGCACAGGCTCGCTTGGTTAAGATTAAAGAAAAAGAACAATGGGTAGCAGACAATGCCAACAACCTATTGATTATACTTGCTACATACAAAAGAGTTATTGAACTTAAACATGCACTAATGCGCAAACTAGCGCAGGTAGACGGTATTGGTACATTCCAAAAGACCAACGATGGTTATAAAGTAACTGCTCCGGAAGGCTTTGTTGCTATAGGGCACGATGGCGGAGCAATTAAGTTAGTTGATAGGCTTGAATTCACACGTACAAACGCATTAAGACGTGCTTAAAAATACAAGCATTACAGTATAGAATTTTGCATAGATGATAAATAAAAGTATGCGCGAAAGCGTAAACTTAAAATTAGGAGAAATATTATGGCTACACCAGTAAGAGTAAATGGCGGTGCTTTACCAGTAGTAACAACAGGTCGTGCATTAGACATGTTTACAGTATCATTAACTAACGTTCACGTTAGTTATTCAGCAGTTGATAGTTTGTTTGAACAATTAGTTCGTCAACTAGAAATAGTAGGAACAGTTGAACTTTTAGGTACACCAGCAAGCGGCGCTTTCCGTGTTGCAATTTCAGGTTCAGCTGCAACAGCAGGTGACTTGCAAACACTATTAGACGCAGCAGTTGCAGGTACTGTTACAGTTGCAGACTATACATTCTAATATAAACTATTAAAATGTAAACTAAAAAGGCCACAATAATTTGTGGCTTTTTTTACGACTATAAATATTGCTATGGAAACATTGTATCGATATTACGCATATACCCTAATAGATATAACCGAAACTAACGTACTAACACAGTCAGCAGAACAGCAGAAGCAACGCAATCAACAACGTAATTGGGAAACAATAAACCAGTTATTAAGTTTGCGAGCACAGTTAATGGAATTCAATTATCTGCCTGCGGTCACTGATGATGTGGCAGAGTATTCATTTGGTATTAACTATACAGGTCTACATAAAATTTGGTCTTTTGACTTTGCAGTTGAGCGAGAAGATGTCTATGCATTTAACCATGATAGGTACGGTATACTCAAGGATGATTTTAAACTTGCACCTATTATACTTGGTCTAGACGAAACAGCACATCCTACATTGCCCTTATTCTACGCCAGCGGTGTAGATAAAAATATCTATTTTAAAACACGCAGTTAAAAACTACATAGTACAACTAAATATTAGTTGATGCAACAACAATAATCATGGCACATATTAAGGCATAAACTAGGCTCAAAGAATACGCATCGCTACTAATAAAAGAGAGCGATAATGGCAAAACCTACAGAGATCGAGAAGCAAAATTTAGAAGCACATGTCGAACTATGCGCCGTAAGGTACGGTAGCTTGGAAACTAAATTAAACAACTTGGAACAGCGCATGGATAAACTTGAGCTGCATCTGATCGACATTAAAAACAGCCTAACCGACAAAATATCGGGTAATGACAAACAAACTATCAGTATCTTCACAACTATGATGGGCGTTGTATTAGCTGGACTTATTGGCTTTATTGCTCGATCAATCTTTAAATAAAACTCTGCAATGCCATCCTGTAATAAATACTTTATAGGATAACATCATGAAAATTGTTGAACTCACAAACAAACTACTACTAACAATCACAAACGAAGAACACGAACTCTTAGAACAGTTCACCAGCGACGCTAGTATTGCTAAAAGTCAATTAGACGAACGCGAACAACTGATTGCAAATCAACTCACAGTCAAAGATGTACTGTTAAGAACAAATGAAGCCGGCAAAATCTACTACAAAAAACGCATTGACTGAGATCGACGTTGAAAAGATACGTAGGTTTACAGAAGCAGAGTTGGCCAAACATAGTCGAGGTCCTCTGCCATTCTGCTATCAATTAGGCGCAGATACACTAATTGTAGGCAAGTACAAAATAACAAAAATAACAGACAAAAACTGGCGAATAACTAAAGATAATGAACAGATATTTGACTTTTTTAATAGAAAAGACGCCATATTTTATTGCATTGCCTTACACAAGCACAAATATGAATTAGCACAAGAAGTACGAGTTAATGATAATTTAATTGGTGTACTTGAATTTGACGCCATACTATATAGATATCGCTATAAACAAGCACAAGAGAAGAACGATGATTGGAATATCACACTATATTCTAATAAATACACTGAAACTATGCTTAGAATTGAAGAATCAAAGAAACAATTGAAGAAGTCTATTGTTTTGATAAATAATATTAAATAATTGCATTAGGAAGAATTAACCATGAAACTATCAGAAATGTCTCAGACATCTGCAAAAAAAATTAATAAAGTATTAGAAAGCCGCTTTGGCTTTGCTATTAATTATGATAATTTGTCTATTGCCAAAGCACAACGCTTAGGTGAAACAATATCATTAAACTTAAATAAAATCCGTCATAGTGCGGATTTTCACAGAGCAGAAACAAATCCACGTTACATGGAATTGTTAACTGTACAAGAAGGCCTAAACACTTGGCTTACTGAACAACATCAACAACTTAACGAAGGTGAAGTTGGTAATGCAGAAGTACTATTAGCTGCTAAAGATATGGTTGATTCAGTACAAGATACCATTGAGAAAGTTGGTAAAATGCAAAATGAACAACTTCCACAATTGCTTGACAGCATCCGTGATCAAATTGGTAGTGAGCAAGCTGATGCATTTAAAAATGCAGTTGGCGCAACATTAGATCAACTAATGCAAAACTTACAATCTGCACGTGAAGGTGTTGACACTGGTGTACGTGTATTAAGCGGTGAGCAAGTGGATAATCCAATGGCTATGCCAGGTGACGAACTAGGTGGTGAATTACCTCCACCACCAGAAAGTGACTTTGATGCAGAAGAACCAGCTGATGGTTTTGCCGCTACTGATGCAGCCGTTGGCGGAACCGAAACATTGGGCAGAGAACTGCGTTAATGCGCTTACGTGAATTTGCTCACGGTCCAACAAACACTCCAGAGTCTAACCTAGTTACTGCTCTGGAGTTATTACGTCATCGTTCAGAAGATAAGTCGTCGCCAGCAACAATTAGTACACAAAGTCTTATTAATCTTGTATTAAACACAGATCACACATTTGACTATGAATCATTGGTTGATGCTAATGAAAACAATCCAGCAGTAAAAAACCTTATTAAAAGTTTCAATCAAGATCAAGTAGTACTTGCTCCGGTGCACGGTAATGAAGAAGAACCTACAACAACTAATATTGGCGGTACGGAACAAAATACATTCCAAACACCAGTAGACGATGTCAGCAGCATGGCCAAACGTGCTGCTAAAACCCGCGGCGCACCTGTAGCACAATAATTGACTAGCTAGCAGAGTCTGTGCTATAATATAAATTATGATACCTATCCCACATACTCCGCTCGATGAAAACACAAATATTGTAGAATGGGCTAAAGAAAACAAACACATCTGTGCGCAACCATATACAACTCTACAATACTTTTTCAACGATGCAGTAAAACCTTGTTGTAATTTTAGTTTACCTGCTACAACTGATTACTTCACTCCTATTCAAGAATTAAAACAAGCAATTGAAACCGGGCAGACTGACGAACGTTGCAAGTTGTGTTACAAATGTGAAGCGGAAGGCTTAATTAGTGAACGTATACGATCTTTGAATGTATGGGATGTTGATCGATTAAAGACTTTCGTTACTACTCGTCGATTGGGTTCAGATTTTTATGTACACTGTACACTATCGGGCTTGTGTAATATGGCCTGTCGAAGTTGCAATGAGGGAAATAGTAGCTTATATGCGAAAATATGGACTGGTAAAGATGGTTTAACGGCAACATTATCCGATAATACACATGCATGGCAATCTCTATTAGACAATATCATTACCGCAGTTAATACACAGGATAATGTAATTCTTGTTGTGTCCGGCGGAGAAGGTTTAGTTCAGACTGATTTTTTTAAATTAATCGATTGGTTGATTGCTAACAATCTTAATAAGAAAATAACGCTACAAATTAATACAAATGGCTCAGTCGACAAAGAAGAATTATTTTTAGAATTAACTGATAAATTTAAAGCTGTACATCTATCAATAAGTGTTGATAGTGTATATGAAAATTATTATTATGTACGCTGGCCTGTCACCTGGGATAAGATACATAAAAATTTAAATTCATTTGTGCATTATGCAAAGACTATTCCAAATTTTAATTTTGGATTAACTCCGGTATTTTCAATTAATAATATATTCTATTTGTCTGATTGGATTAAATTCTTTCAATCGTTCGCTGAAGAACACGAAATCCCATATATCTATACCCTAGACACTCCGTTATATAATCCAGACTGGCTTGATATACAATATATGCCGACATATATTAAACAAGCCCTTGCAGAAGATTTATCTACCATTGAGAATAATCCTGCATTACTTAGTGGAAGCTGTGTTGGATTTAGGGCCAATGTGTTAAACATTATTCAAATAGCAAATAGTCCAACTACTCAGCCAAATCAACCGTCTGTATGGAAAGAATATTTAAGAAAAACAGCAACCTGGGATCATTTAACCAAGGCAAAGTTTGCAGAGCATAATAAAAAATTATATAATTTATTGAATAGTAATGACCGCGCATTTTTTGATCGTTACAGACTAATGCAACCTAAAGAAGCACAATAATCAAAATACATTGATATCACCACATAAATAGTGTAGTATATTAGTATACTATTATAGGAGAATACTGTGGCTTATTCAGCTCAAGTTTTAGATCACTACGAAAACCCTAGAAATGTTGGTAAATTAGATGCCGCTTCATCTGATGTCGGCACCGGCATGGTAGGCGCACCGGCGTGCGGTGATGTAATGAAGTTGCAAATACAAGTAGAAGACGGTATAATAATAGATGCAAAGTTTAAAA